ATTGCGTTAAGCAAGGTTGCTTCGTTCAGATCGACCTGTACAGTTGGGGTATTAGCAATCGTCAGACCGCCATCGATAGGATGCGACGTGGAGCAAAGCGCCACACCGTCAGCGCCGATGGATGCATTGTACGTGGTTGCCGTGTTAAGCACGTTAGCCGCGTAAATTTCTTTGGTCTGATGGAAAGATCCAGTAAGGCCAAGGTTAGTTGGCTTGAACTGAGCCTTGTAGAGGTTGTCGTCGATAGCCTTACGGGTGATTGCGTAGCCAAGTGCAATTTCGTTATGCTCTTGGTTGTACACGTAACGCTCACCAGCAGCGTTATCGAACTGAGTGTTACCACCTTCTTGCTTCAACTGAGCAAGACCAAGGTAACGCATTTCAGCGGTGCGTTCCAAAGCCATGTTCGACTTGGTGATTTCGAACACCTTGTCGTACTGGGATGGAATCTGAGAATATTTACCTTCAACCCCACGGAGGCCGGGGAGGAGAAGGTCACGAATCTGACTGAGATTAATAGCCATTTGAACTTACTCCTATTACGACCCAGCCGTCAGGCGGAAGGACTGGTTGTTAAAAGCAACGATGATACGATTGTATGCGGAGGTCGTATCCGTGCCGTTTGCGCCCGGAGGTGCAGTGATGAGCGAAAGAATACGGAAAGCATACGTCGTAGACGTGCTGATGTTGGCTTGGTTAGCATATGCAGTCGATTGACCAGTAAGAAGCTGATAAGCGGCTGGCGATGCAGGTGAGTTACCAGCGTAGTCAATGTTTGAGTTGACCTGAGCCTGAGTAACCGCTGCGGAACCAGAAGACTGAACGTTAAACGTAGCTTGTGGGTCTGCAATGACGTAAGCCGTAATAACCGTTCCGGTTGGAACAGTTGTGCTGGCGGGCCAATATGGCGACCAAGTTACTTTGTTAACGGACGAATTGTAAAATTCGCAGCCGATGAAGACACCAAGAACGGCAGTCGTGCCGCCAGCGCCAGCGATAATATAACCGCCAGAAATCTGTACGGGGTCACCAGAGAAGATGTTTGAAGAATAGCCGGATTGAATCTGATACGCCGACTGTCCAAGGGAACCAGTACGTCCGTCCAAAAATCCTGCAAGTACGAAACCATTGGGCGCAGAAGTGTTCGCCATAGGTCGCTCCTTTTCAGTAGGATAAAATCAGACAGCGCGTCTTAATTTATCCAACATGGGGAAGCCCACTACGGCGCGTAATGGAGTTATAACTTTTCCTATAACACTGTAATAAATACTATGCAATAGGGAAAAGGGGGCCGAAGCCCCCTTTTTTATTAAGTACGCGGAACCTGCATTGGTTCATAAGACTTACGGACGCCCGTTTGCTTGCGGTCACGCTCAAAAGTACCCGCTGGAGCAATGCCCAACGCCTTTTCCTTTTGGTTAACCAATTCACGGGCGGTAGAAAGTTCCCGATCCTGAGCAATTGCGGTGATTTCTTTAGGACGTTCCATAAGAATCATGCCTTTTTTGCGGATTGCACCGTTGTGACCGATAGGCATCATGTCCGGATGACGGCGGGTATCCACTGGTTCCCAACCGCCAGACCGCATTTCAAGCATATTCTGTTCATCTGTCATGCCCGCGATGGATTCCCGTTTCCAATTGTAATCCCAACCTTCTGGAATTTTACGTGGATCAATGTAAAACTCATCATACATTGATGGGTCCATTGAATCGTCGTTCATTCTGGCCCGCAACTCTTCAGCACGAAGCGCAGCTTCACGTAAACCACGGGTAACTGGGGCTACACTCAACTCTGGGGCATCATTTTGGCGTAATTCGGTCATGTTTTCTTCCATTTGCTCTGTAATTGGGGTTCTTGGGGGCCGTCCGGGGCCACGTTTAATTGAATCTGACATGGATTACCTCACAACATATTCTTTTGTTGGTAATACAACTTTGCTTCAAGGTATTCTTCGTCACTCATGTCAATGTCACGGGCCGCTTGGCGTTCCGCAGGGGACAAAGTCATGGTAACTTGCTGTCCAGAACGGAAAGTTTGCGCTGAATTGGTCCGCGAAACAGGTGCAGCCGCCATAGCTTGGCGTTGACGGGGTTGTTGTGCAGTTTGTTGTACAGGTTCGCCACCATAAACCTTGCTTTCAATGTGTGCAAAGTACTCTGGGGTATCTAACTGAATGTTTAACGCATCCGCTTCCCAATGTGCGGCGGTCATAAGTTTTGTTTTGACCGGATCAGACAATACATCGCGGTGAGAACGCAACCAAGCTTGTGAAGTTGGGCTTTTTACCGATTGAATTTGTACTTCAATTGGATCGGTTGGCTGTTGTTCGTACCGCGGTTGCGGTTGTTGACGTTGCTGTTGAAGCATTTGGCGTTCGTAAGCTAATTTTTCCTCAACCGCTTCTTTACCTTGTGCTAATTGCATCAGTCTGGACTCAGTTTGAGCCATTTGACGCTGTATTTTAGCGGCTTTTGCGTAATCACCTTCCGCCAAAGTATTAGCATAATCACGTTCCAACATTTCCGCATCGCGTTCAAAACTGGCAATCGCATTAACAAATGCTGTTAATTGATTGTCCTGCGCTTGAACTTGATATGTTTTAATTTCTTGCTGGGCTTGTTGTGCATATCTTTCCGCCTCAATTTTTTGACGGCGTATTTCTTCAGCTTCACGTTGTTTTTCGTTAAGTTGACGTTTTAAAAGTTCAACACCATTGTCTTCTTTTGGTGTTTCAACTTGTTTTTCAGGTTCTTTTTCAATGCTACCAAGGTCAAAATCCGCAATTTGCGGCATATTTGGTGCGGTAACTGTAATTTCAGCAGCTTCTAATTTTGACATTTATACCTCCTCAAAACGCCATATCTGGCTCTGGGATGACCATTTTAATCTGGACATCTTGAATAACGTGGCAAAGAACACCGTTAATGTTCAATTTCCAACCGTCAGATGAACGAAGAACAATCCAATCGCCTTCATTTACATCTTGTCCAGCAAAAGCGGTTTTGTCGTCATCCACAAACGCAATTGGACCTTTTTTCAGCACAAGAACAACCTTGCCCTGATATTCGTCTTCTTTGCGGATACCGTCTGAGAGGTAAAGGCCGGAGGCCGTGCGTTCTGGCCGTTTATATACAGCGCAGAGAATGTTGTTGTGCATTACCTTAATTTTGGAAATGTCACCTATAGCGTTTTTTAACTCCGCTGCGGGGTCAGCCGCATGGAGCATCTTCATAGTCGCAGTCTTCATCGTTTATCTCGCTTTTCTATCAATGCCGACGATGTCATCCATCGTCTCTTTCGCCCAGATAAGTGCGTCGGATAGTCCTTTTAAATATCCAACGCGGTTCTTATAGTCCTCATAGTTTTGAGAGAAACCGTTCAGAATGCTCTCTGATTGTTTCTCCCTTTCTTCTTCAATGCGCTCCTCTAATTTTCGGTAGAGTAGCAAGTCAAGTCCAGCCATAAGACTCCTTATTCAGTTCCGTTTGCTGTAGGCCATTTTTTCTTTTCCAAACGACCAAGACCAGACCCGGAACCGTAATCTTTTTCTTGATATTTTGGCATTCCTTGACCTACGCGACCGCCGGATTTGCGGGGCATAGGAGGACCACCAGCGCCGCCACGGGCAGCAAGAGCCGCCATTAGCTGCGGAGGAAGTTGTGGTGCGCCACCTGCTGGAGGCATTCCGCCGCCCGGAGGCATTGGAGGCATTTGTGGCGGCATAGGAGGCATCATTGGTGGGACAGGAGGCTGACCCATTCCAACACCAGCGCCCAATACGCCTTGGCCCTGTCCGCCAGATTGCGGAGAAATGATGATGTTGACATTGGTTTTACCCTTTGTACGTCCACCAGTTGCACGGTGTGCGCGTTCAGCCATGCCACCACTGCACATTTTGCATGAGCAATCCGCGTGATGCATGGTGCGGCCACCTTCAGCTTTGAATGCTTTAGGTTTAAGAATTTTGTGCATTAACTTCTTGTCTTCCGCTTCATCTGTATGTTTTGCGGCTCCACCTTTTTTCATAGGCGACAATAAGCCAACGTTAGCTTTAACGTTTTTATTAATGCCGTATTCTTTAGGAGGCGCGGAAGGGAGGCCTTCTTTTTTCTTGCGGGAAGCTAAAGCGCCAACAACTTTTTTACGTTCTGCTGGCGTAGCGCCAATAATACCACCACGGGCATGATGGATACGGCCACCGTGCTTATCGCCATATCCCGGCGAACCCGGATCACCTTCTTCTGGAGGTATATAAGGCATTGGTTTTTTAGCAGAACCACTATAGGGAAGATTTAACGCACCATCTCCACGGCCCGGCATACCGCGCTGTAAAGGATAACCAGCCGCTGGATTGCGGTTAAATTGGCCCACGTTCGTTGCAATTTGAGGCCGAACAGGGTTTAAATTTTTAGGACGCGCCGTTGGCATTGGAATTTGCTGTGGCGGGATGTTATCGGAAATATCTTCCGTATTCATCATGCGGCCAACGCGATTGACCCCATCAAGACCAGAATGATGTTCCCGGCCTTTACGGGCAGATTTGCCAAGGTTTTTGGCGGCATGCTTGCCCACAACATGGGCTACTTTACCGCCACGTTTAAACCGGGATGGCGTAATAGGCATTTTGCCAGCATTACCGCTGTTCAATCCTTCAAAAGGGGAACCGCCACGCTCATCCGTAAATGATTTGCTGCCGTCGTCTAATTTAAGGCCCATGCGCTGCATTTTTGCGGCGGATGCTGCTTTTGCTTCTTTCTTGTGATCACTCATTTTATACTCCTGCTGCGTCCAGCATTAAACGTTAGGATTTCTAACTAAATTTTGGATATCCGGTTTAATAAACTGTTCCGCCGTAGAAGCACTCTCCGGATGAACTGCAATTTCACGGGCCAGTTGCAACATGGCAATCCGCTCTTTGCTTTCTCTGTCAGCCGCATGGTTCTGGGCATCAGCCTGTGCGTCAACAGCTTTTACTTTAACTTCCGCCATTTTGGCTTGCGAGTCAACCATTTTAGCTTGAGCCAACATCAATGCTGGGTCAGGTGGTGGTGGTCCGGGAGGTGTTGGAGGCACAAACAAGTCCATAGCATCTTCAATACCAAGCATTGTAAGAATGCGCTCATCAACTTTGCGCGGGTCGTAAAGATTGGGATTAGCTTGCTGCAATTGTTTAATTGCCATAGCTTTTTGAATCCGAACCGAATGTGATGGCGTATTAGGGTCAGCAACAGGGACAAGATTAATATTGTCCAAAGCCGTAATTAGTGTTTCCGGCGTCCATTGGTAAGCGGGATATTTATTGTTTTCCCAAAAAGCTTCAGGGCATTCTTTAAACAACTCTTTAAGAAGCTGAAATTCCCGTGCTTGCGCCGCATGCATGCGTTTGTGAACGGCGGAAATTACCTTTTGAGCCTGTTCAATAAGGGCAATCGTTGTTCCTACGGGAGCCTCTGAATTGCCTTCACCAACGTTAGTTTCCGATGTAGAAGCAAGGCGTTGGCCGCTTTGTTCAATTAATTGAATTAAGTTAAGAAATTGTCCGTCCACGCTGCGATATGGGAGCGGCATAACTGCGGATTGAATAGGACCGCCAGCAGTATCAATAGGCATACCGCCGCCGGGAGGCACACGAAACTCATTGGTATTTTGCCGCCCAGCCTGTTTTGCGTACAAAAATCCGGGGAAGTTAGCAAACATTCCGTTGTCAATGCATAACCGCCAGCCAGCGGTTAGCGCCATCGTCGTGTTACCCACAAGATGTAAAAGGCCCAAACCGTAGAAACCAAAGCCGGGTACGAAGATATAATCAACAAACACTTGCCGACGCAAATACTGTTCATCTCCATCTTTCCACCACCTGCGGATTTCTAAAATTTCAGATGACGTTTTATCAATGGTAACGCGGTAAGGAAGCTGGAGGCCTGTTGGCCCCTCATCGTCCTCATGCTCATAACCGGGAAGGTCTAATTCGCAATAGCACTCATAAATTTCACGGGGTTGGTTGTCCGTGGTAGACATGCTGCGGGGAATGACGCCCATCATTTGTTCTAATTTATCTTCCACAACGTTATTTTTTGGTGGTTGTGCGGAAGAAAGGGGTACGTTTCTATACATCCCAACCAATTGCAACCGTTTTAAGGTGCTTGGGGACATCTTGATGACGTGGGTAATGCGCTGCGCTGAAGCTACGTTGGTTTCCGCGTTGGACACAATAATTTCAGGTATACTGACAAATTCTGATACTGGGCGGCGGCGTATTGGGCAGTAATAAACTTTTTTAAAAGATGTGCCGCCAAAGCCCAAAGCAAAGAACATACGTTCAGTGTCCGGGTAATATTCGGACGCGGTAACCGTAAGATAGTGGTTAAAATCTTTTTCCAATGCTTCTGCTTGAGCATTAATGTTGGCGCTGTCTAATCCATCATTGCGGATTTTTACGGGTCCGCCAGATGGGAGCAATTCACCACGGGCATTGGCTTGGAACCGCACAATTGATTCAAGAAGCAACGGATGCCGGACTGTTGCTTGCCCCTCAACCGCCGTAGAACCATCCGAAGCATTACTGCGTGGCTGTTCTATTTTTGTTCCTAATAAATCTAAACCCATGACGTATTGCTGAAGCAATTCTTGACGGGATTCGTTATCTTGTTCAATTAAACGCACAAGTTCATTGGCAATTTGGCCCAAAGAACTATTGTCCAAATTCATCGCCAAGTTTTTATGAAAATCTTCATCTCCGTCATTTTCTTTTTGCTGGGGTCCACCAAAAGAAATAGTAACGGAACCATCCGGCAATTCAACTTTTACGTATGGAGATTTGGGATTAACTTCAACATCCGCATCGCCTTGAGCGGTCATATCCATATCAAATGCGTCAAATTCGTCCGGCGTATTTCCCAAGACAGGAACTTGGCGAATGTTCATTGGTGCTAAAGGCATGGGTTACACCGGGTACAATTGATGATTGCGATTTGATTTATATAACATACTTTCGGTCTTATCCGCTACTATTTCTACTGGTTTACGTGCAAAACCAATAACACGCAAGTGTGAGAGTGCTTGTGTCATGCTATCAACCAAATCATCGTGCTTTGCTTTAGGAAATGATTCCGCTTGTTCAATGACTTTTTCCGCCCATTCCATGTCGGGGGCGTAAATCATACCCTCCGCAAAAAGATGTTGAATTGCGTAAGTACGTGCAACTTTATCCCCTCTTCCGGGGTCTACAAGTTGAATTCCCCAGCTTTCCCGCGCAAAATGGGTACGGAGTTCCTGAGCAACAGATAGACCAGCCGCTTTAGATTCAATTAAAAGTTTATCAATTTTAAAATCATTGCATTCTTTTATGACTCTTTGCACCAATTGCGGAAACTCAAGGCGGTCTTGCCACGCATGAATTAACATAATCCGTTGATTTTCTTGACGGTCTGTCCATACGCCCCATGTTGTCATGGCGCTATAATCGTTTTCTTGTTTGGTAGTATAAGCGGTATCCAACGATGATATTACGTATTCAAACGGAGGAAATACGTTTTTACGCAATCCTTGCCCGTTAGAAACGGTTTCGTCCCATAGTACCCACCAATCGCGCTTTATAATACCGCCGCCTTTAGGTTTTGGGCGCTGTTGAAGCTGACCAGCAGCCGCGAATGGACCAAGGGCGCTTTCTAATGAGGAAACTTCGTCTTCACCAAAACGGTCACCAACCAGCAATTCACCTTCTTCACGGTCATCTATGTACCACGGAGTGATACACCTGCGTTCGGATTCAAATCGCATAGGAAGGCAAAGGTGAACCCAATTTCCCGTGTCTTTAGACAAAACATGGCCCGTAAGGTCAGATTCGTGCAACCGCTGCATAATAACAACGTAAGCGCCCGTTTTGGGATCGTTAAGACGGGTGGACATGGATTGATCCCACCATTCCAATGTTCCTTGGCGAACAAGGTCTGATTCTACTTCATTAGCGTTATGCGGATCGTCCACCACAATAATAGAGCCACCTTCACCCGTCAGAGCTCCGTCAACGGATGTTGCAAGACGATAGCCGCCCTTATCATTGTCAAATCGAACTTTGGTATTTTGGTCCGACACAATCTTATATTTATTGCCCCAATGGCGCTGATACCACGGGGATTCTAAAAGGCGGCGGGTTTTAATAGAGTCGCGGATAGAAAGGGATTGAGCGTAAGACGCATAAAGAAACTGAACATGTGGACCAGACAATGGTCCAATTGCGGATTGCGACCACACCCAAGCGGGAAAACAGACCGACACCATAGATGATTTGGATGTACGGGGCGGGACGTTAATGACCAAACGGCGTATTTCCCCACGCGCCACCGCCTGTAAATGTTCCGCAATAGCCTCAAGATGCCAACCGTATTTATACGGGTTTGGATCAATATATTTCCAAGCACCCGCGACAAAGTCCACCATTTTTTCTTCAAAATTAAGGCGTTCTAATTCCCGCGCAGCATCTTCCGGGTATTGTTCAATGGCTTCTTCTAATGTTTTGGCGTGTAGAAGCTGGCTACTCTGGGGTGATTTCATCAAAAACTTCGCCTTCTATGATGCGGGGTCCGCCAATTTTGTCACGGACCTTATCAATAAGGTACGCACGTTCTTCATAAGATAACTGTCCAAAGTCAAAAATAACTTGGGGGCGGGCAATGTCTGTTTGGTCTGGTTTGTCTTTCCATCCCATTTGAGACCGCGTAAGGTAAATGCCAGCGTTAATGGAGGAAGGTGTATCTTTCATCGCTTGCTGGTAAAGGTTTTCCACAACCAGCGCATTAGCTATTTGCCGCCCGTTTTTGATTTCGTTTCCGTATTCCCGTGTAAGCCATGCGCGGGATACCCCAACAATATCCGCAATATCGTCCAGCTTTGTGCCCCGTTTAGCCAGACCCATAATGGTTTTACGCATCATGGCGTCGTCCGTAACTTTGCGTTTACGGCCTTTTTTCTTTTGCTCTTGGGCTGGTTCCACGTCTTTTGCGACCGGAGCGGAACGGTTGGCGTTTTGTATAGCTTTCATTTTTCTACTCCTTTCTGTTTACTATATCGTAAAAGTTGATTAAAATGCAAGTCCTTGAGGTGCTCTCATAGAAAGGTGATCACATGCGTGAACAATATCCAAAAGAAAAATATCCAAGAATTGTTGAATTAAAAGGATTGCGTGAATTGCGTGAAGTGCGGGAATATGACCCGTGGTCCGTAGCAAACAAAGTTTCAACGCAACGTAATTGGTTTTGGCGGTTATTAAACTGGATCAGTGGCCGCGCAGACCTTGCAAAAACTGTTATTAGGCTTCGCGAACAAGTTATAAACATGGAAACCGTCCGCATGGCGGGGTTACGGGAAAGCGACCAAGCGGGGGCGCTGGGGTTACAACTATACGCCGAAAACGAAACCCTTAGAAAGCAAGTTGAAGATTTAACTAATTTGCTTGATAATCCAATAAAATATGAGGAAACAGTTGCCTTTTTTCGGGATCAGCGGGACACTGCGGTTAGGGAAAGCGAAATACTAAAATGGGCTTATGAACGTTTGCTCAAAACTCACAATCGCCTGTTGGATGATTGGGAAATATATACAACCAAATTTATAGACGGTGATCCCGATCTGGCGGATGTTTTCCGTAAAATCGATAAATTGAAAGAAGAACAATAATGGAAAAGATTTGCGTTAATTGTAAATGGGTTTATGCCCAAGATGCGGGGTTTAACTGCATGAATCCTATTAATGACCGCCTATATGACCATTTTAATGCATCTTCCGGGGATGTTGTCAGGGATATTAGACGGGCGGCGGTGACATTTGAAAAGAACACATGCGAAGAATTTGCTCCCAAAAAGAAAGTTTCGTCATCAAAGTGATGAGAATCTGATATAATGTAGCGTTGTCCCCCTTATAGGAGGTTTGCATGGGTTTGACCGCGACTAACGTTACACTTGAATGGACTTTGGGAGAAATCCCAGTTTTTACAATATCATCAGATTCTTTCAACATAGGGAACGATAACATGTCTTGGAACTACCGCGTTATTATGGAACCCGCCACTGAAGGTGAAATTTTCAGTGAAGATTCGTACACCATCCGTGAAGTATTTTACGATGACGATGGTGAAATTGAGTTCTGGTCGGATGAGGGTTGCACCCCATACGGCAACAGTTTTCAAGAAGTTGCGGACGACTTTGATCTTATGGCCGCCGCATTTGAACTTCCCGTCCTTAAAATTGAAAAGGATGAGGACGGTTTAGATAAACTGGTCGAAATTGAAGTTGAGTACGAATACCCAGATGAGAGCGATGATTCCGAAGAGGATGAAGAAGAGGAAGCGTAATCCTTTTCTTGGTCAAAATACGTGGTCGCCCCTAAACACGGGGCGGCCATTAATCATTTCACAGAGTTCCGGCGGAAACATTGTCCCGTCTTCATCATACGAAATAACCGCAAAACCTTGCTGTGACCGGGACGGGGTTCCTTCTGAATACTGAAACTGCGGGCCAGTAGGGTCCGCCATCATCCCAGTCTCCACGCCCCACCGTGAACCATTACGATCCCGCATAGCGGTTACCTGTAGCTGGTGCGTATGACCCGTAACTATACTGACCCCGCCATGTAGGGCGTTGTTCCACCCAGCATGGATGCCGCCCCTAAACCTGTGGCGGATTTCCGTTCCATTGACATCAAACGCAAAAGAAAAATCCCAATCCGTAAAATGCTCATGCAGGGATAGGATGTAGCCGTCCAATTCTGAGGCGTTGGCGGCAATGTAGTTGTCAATCCGAATGTCGTGGTTGCCCAAGGTCCATAATTTGTATTTGGCGTTGGGGAGGAGGCGGAGCCATTTCTTGGCGGTGTCTATTTCTTTTTCAATTTTGGGGGCTTTGGAACCCCGGACGGATGGGTGGCGGCTGATTCGCGCCCCGTCGATAATATCCCCGTTTAAAATTATCCCATCAACTTTAAGGGTTTTGGCTATTTTAACAAACGCTTTGTAAATTAAAGTAGGTTCCCCGTCCCACACGTGCAGATCGGACCCTATAATCCATTTTGTCCCCGGCGCTTCAATAGTTTTCATCCGGGGGTAGGTCCAAGCGGATGTTGGTCTTTCTATTTTGACATCGTCCAGCCCGTTAGGAAACCTTTCAAACGCCATCTTCATTCTGTGGTTGAATGTATTGGGGGATATGTTCCCCGCCTTAGCCGCTATGCTTGGTCTGCGGTTGTTTGCTTCTAATAATTTTAAAGTTTCAATTAAAACTTCAACGGACAGTTTAGGTGTCGGCATTTGATTTTCCCCATTGATTAACGTATAATGCCTTGAAACTATGTAACTTTTATTACCACTAATTGGGGGAAAAGCAATGTCTAATGCGTTGCATTATATTACGGAAGTAGAAGCCGCTAAAAAAATATGCCCCATGTCGGTAGGTGCGGGCATGAACAACCGCGTCCTTATTTATGATGGGCTGGAGATGGGCCGTGCATGCATTGGTTCAAAGTGCATGGCGTGGCGGTGGGATTACCAGTGGGATGAGAAGGCGGACAAAAGCGTATACAGCGATACGCTGGGTTACTGCGGCATGGTTTGCGGTTAGTTGACAATTTTTTATTGCCGCCATATATAGTACGCAAGCTTAAATATCGTACTGTATCTGGATGTAAGGTCAGACGTTAATATACGTATATAGTTTACGGGGCGGCGTGTTTTTGCTGTTTCCACGTCTTGGGTAGAACGAAGCAGAACAGCGTCAAGTCTACCACCCGTAAAGCATAGCCGCTAATGGAGAACAATGGACTGCGGTCGCGTCGCGGTCGGCGGGTCTCAAGAAACCGTCAGGGGAAACCTTGGCGGTTTCTCCGTTTTAAGGGCCGCAAACATTGCCCTACAAAAATAATCCCGTAGGGCAAAGTAACATTGAGTATCTTGGATACCTTGCTCACCTTGAGTACCTTGAGCATCTTGCTCATCTTGATGATGTTAAAAAATATATATCAATAAGATATTCAAGGTAATCAAGGTGAGCAAGGTGAGCAAGGTGATCAACATTTTAAGGTAACTACAATTGCACATCATTATACCAAAAGGGCGGTTCGGTATAATGGCCGCCAGTAGGATTGTACTTTGGTATACGCAAACCCGCATAAAACTTCCGCATACGCAATTGGGTATGGGGGGTCCCAAAAAAGGGGTGGGGGGTTAAGTAATTTGCGGAAGTGA